CTCAGAAACAGGTAAAAAGAAACCTGTCTACAGGTGGAACTTTGAAGAACTCACAGACGAAGTTTACAAATCACATTTAGCAGGTGAACTATCAATCGGTATACAACCCTGCACAGAAAACTCAGAAGTTAGATTTGGTGTAATAGATATTGATCCAAAAGATTATGACGACTTCAATAAAAAAGATTACATAGATATAATACAACAATACCAATTACCTTTACTACCAGTGCAATCTAAAAGTGGTGGCTTACATTTATTTTTATTCATGGATATATTTACAGATTCTAAAACTGTAAAATCTTTTCTTACAAATTTATTATCTTTGTTTGGATTAAAACAAGATACAGAAATATTTCCAAAGCAGACACAGCTATCAAAAGATAGTGATACTGGACAGCTAAGACCAGGACAATTTATTAATCTACCTTACTATGGTGATGAACGGAAGGCTTTGAATGTAGACGGCACAACGTTTACGTTGGATCAGTTTATGAAAGTCATAAGCTCTAACTTAGTAACAAAAGAAAGATTGAAAGAGATAACACAAGAGATAGAAAGCAGAAGTATGGAGGGGGTCGATGAAGAATTTACAGAAGGACCACCATGTCTAGCAGCAATATCAAAGATAGCAGGCCATGATAATTTTGATGGTAAGGATAGGTTTATGTATAACTATCATGTCATGGTTAAGATGAAATACCCAGACAACTGGCAACAAAAGGTTATGAATGCACCAGTAAAATATTTTGCAGGCGTACATGCAAATGCGTGGGATCAAAAATTTTTAAATCAAAAAGTAAAATCTTGGAACAGAAGTTCTAAAGGATACACATGCACACAGAGTCCATTAAGTGAGCATTGTAAAAAAGGGATTTGTGTAAAGAAAAAGTTTGGAGTCTTGGCAGGATCTAAAGGTGCATACCCTGTACTAACAAATCTTAAAAAGATAGATCTTGATCCAGAACCAGAGTATGAGTTTGATGTAACAAAACCAGATGGTATCGGCACAGCTACGGTGCATTGTAGATCTGTAGAACATCTTAACGATCAACGTAAAAGAAGAAATGCAATATCAAAAGCTGCAGGATTCCCACCACCGTTAATCAAAGGTGACGAAGAACAGATAGTATTAGAAGCTTTGTACTCTACACAAAAAGTTGTGCATCCACCCATAGGTACATCACCAAAAGAAAAACTACACGACGTATTACATGCTAAAATAAATGGACCAAGAGCTACAAGCGATGCAGCATTTAAAACTGGATCAGTATTAATAGAGAATGATATTGCATTCTTTAAGTTTGATAAATTTTTTGACAAACTAAAATCAAAAGACTGGAAGTATAACGAAGGTAAGACAGGTCGTATGATGCAGGTTACATACAAGGATTGTGAGATAGAATTTTTAGAACAGAAAAGATACCCATCGAAAAAAGAAGGTGAGTATTATTCTTCTACAAAAAATATAATTAAAATTAATATTAAGTCGTTTGAAGAAGTACCAATACATCATACAAAACTAAAACATAAAACGGAGATCATGTAGTGAGAGCAAAACAAATAATAGTAGAAGGAATACATTTTAGAAGTAAACTAGAAGCAAGATGGTATTTATTTTTTAAAAAATTAGGTTGGAATGTTATTTATGAACCTGAGATTGAAGGACTTACAGGTTGGTTACCAGATTTTTTAATTATAGGTAAAGAAGGTTGGAAAACATTGGTTGATGTAAAACCTATTGATTCTGAAAATGATTGGGAAGATATTTATTATGAACCTATTATGAAAGATAAGGGTGGTTATGAAAAATGTATAGGAAAGAAAGAAATTATACGTGGTTACCATCAAGATTATAATAAGATTATGAATTCAGGAATTAAAAATTTACCTAAATATGAATTATTAATATTAGGAACTAACTTAAGGTTAGATGGAGGTAATGGTTTTGGTATTTTATATGAAAGATTGAAGGGCCATGATCTTAATAAAGAAACTAACGAGTATGAAATAAAAGATTTAAAAGATATTCATAAAGCAAATGAGTGTATGTTTGTACAATATGAAAATCAAATAGGATTTTTTAGTCATGAACAAAGTTGGAGTTGTAAGATAACTGGAGGTCATGGAAAGTTATACAGGTTTAGGGATGACGAGTCTGATGGACCATTTTTTAAAAAAATAGATACTATGTGGAATGCATCCTGGTCTGAACTTAGATGGAAAGGTAAAGAGATAACATGATAAGTAGAAAGTTATTCGGGCCTCCGGGAACGGGGAAGACAACTAAGTTATTAAAATATGTTAAAACATTTTTAAAACTAGGAACACCTATAGATAAAATAGGATATTTTGCATTTACAACTAAAGCAGCAAACGAAGCGATTGATAGAATGTTAGATTACCACACAGCATTTCAAAGAAAAGATTTAAAATATTTTAGAACACTACACTCTCTTGCTTTTACAAGACTTGGACTTAAAAAATCAGAGGTTATGCAGGACGAACACTACGAAGACATAGGTAGAAAATTAGGAATTGAAGTTACAGTATATTCAAACGGACAAGAGACTACGGGATTTGTAGATTCTAACAGTGAATATTTTAATTTAATAAATGCAGCTAGAATAAAAGAATCTAGTATCGAAGATGAGTACAATACAGATATGTATTCTCAAGATATGGATAAGAGATTATTACAAATTATTTCAGACGAAGTACAAAACTACAAAGACTCTTTTAAACTGGTAGATTTTACTGACATGATAGAAAGATTTAATGTGTCCGAATTGTGTCCTAAATTTGACGTAGCTTTTATAGATGAGGCTCAAGATTTATCACCAATACAGTGGAAAATGGTTGAAATCATTAAGAAAAATAGCAAATACGTTATATTAGCAGGCGATGATGATCAAGCTATTTATGGCTGGGCAGGTGCAGATGTAAAAAAATTTCAACAAGAAGTATCGAAGAAGGACATAATTTTGCCACAATCTTACAGAGTTCCCAAAGTTGTTCAAAATGTGGCTGACAAAATTTTAGATAGAATACCAGAAGATAGGAGAGTTAAAAAAACTTGGAAAGCAAGAGAAGAAGAGGGCAAGATACAATACATAATGGACCTGGATGGCCTGCCATTACATGATGGTGAGTGGCTTATACTAGCAAGATACAATGATAGACTGAACAAACTTATGCCAACATTAAAAGATATGGGTATCTACTATCAATACAAAGGTAGAAAGAGTTACAAGTCATCTTTATTTAGAAGCATTCTAAATTACACAAGATGGCAAAAAGGTGAACTACTATCTTTGTCAGAAGTAAAAGATATATTGGAATGCACAGGTATGAGTTTAAAACCAACAGAAGAAAAAATGTATGATCTTACAGAACTAACCTATGACAAAACTGTAAACTGGTTTGATGTATTTGTAGTAGATTATGAAGAATGTCTATACATACGTGAGATGTTAAGTTATGGAGAAAAATTATCAAAAGACGCTAGAGTAAAATTATCTACAATGCATGCAGCAAAAGGTGGAGAGGCAGAAAATGTATTATTAATTTTAGATAATACAAAAACTATTAGAGAGTCTGCAGAAAAAAATGAAGACAAGGCAGATGAAGAAAATAGAGTTTGGTATGTTGGTGTAACAAGAACGAAACAAAACTTATATATTATGGCAGCAAGGAAGGAGGACAGAGGTTATGACATCGAAAGTTTGGGATAAGCAGCACGGCGGGAGTCACTATCAAAAATATAAAATTCAACCTAGCAAGTTTGTAGTTGAGAATGAGTTGTTATATCCTGAAGGTTGTGCTATAAAATATATTATCAGACATCGTGATAAAGGAAAGAAGCAAGATATATTGAAAGCAATACACTTTTTAGAAATGATATTAGAACGAGATTATAATGAAAATTCCTAAGTTTGAAGCACAGACTGAATGGGTAAAACCTACAGAGTTTCCAGATCTACGTCAGGTTGACGAGATTGCAATTGACTTGGAAACAAAAGATCCTGATTTAATTAAAAAAGGATCTGGTTCTGTTATTGGTAATGGTGAAGTTATTGGTATTGCTGTCGCTACAAAACATTTCAAAGGATACTTTCCTATTGCACACGAAGGTGGTGGTAACATGGATAAGACTCGAGTCTTATCTTGGTTAAAAGATATACTAGATGCACCATCAACAAAAATTTTTCACAATGCAATGTATGATGTGTG